AATATTGACACAGGAGTTCACTATGGTTTCACGTATTCGCGATCGTTCTTCTCCACCTACTCAAAGTCATCTTGATTTGGTAGGTATTAAAGGTATGTCTAGTCGTCTCATCGAGACACTGGAATACACCCAAAAGGAGGAGAATATCGAGGATACCGTGACCCCTCAGTATCATAAAAAGATCGCTGAGGGTTTCATAGTCAATAACTCTTGTTGGTATACTTCGGTTACTAAACAGCTTGGAAATGGGTCAGTGACCTATTCCAGTCCGTCTAGTGGAACACCAGTTACCTCGTATTCCCTCGTAGGTCACTTATGTGACAAACGAAGGAGAGGTTATGGTGTTGAATTGCTGCCCCCGCCCGTCCTCTCGGCTTCACTACGTGAAGCTCAGATTAAGGCGATTGCAAATATCGACAGTACACCGTTCCAATTCGGTGAAGATGCTCTTGAGGTGCGGAAGACTATTCAGTTCCTCCGTAATCCGATTGCATCCTTACTTGAAATCTCTAGAGCTTTCAAAAAGGCAAAACGGAAAAACTTCCGTGGCGCCCGCTTGAACGGCGATCTGCTAGATGCCTCCGCTGGAGGCTATCTTGCTTATCGTTTTGCTCTCTCGCCTCTTATACGAAGTTGTATAAGTGCGCTAGAAGCATATTCGTTGGTTGAGAAACAGAAGCCTCCTAGACTCACGTCTAGGGGCTTTTCTGGTGAAGAGTCTGATCTTTCTGATCAGGTCTCTGCCCCAGATGCAATGTTTACTCGACAAACGATCCGTAAGCTCCAAGAGAAGGCCACCATTCTTTATATAGTTTCAAACCCTATATATGACTGGCGGTACCGATTGGGATTCAGGACTAAGGATTTACCTGTAACGGTATGGCAAATATTTCCATATTCGTTTATGATAGATCGTTTGGTCGACATCTCCTCTTTTCTTAAAGGAGCTGTTAACCTCTTAGACCCGGATGTTAATATATTGGCAGCATCAACAACTTCTAGAGATGAGATCACTCAAAAGATCTCACTCGAAGAAATTGGAAATGCTTCCTGGTCCATGGTGGGTAGTGGAGGAGAGGATAGTTCATCCTCTTTTTCCTATACCCGCCTAGTTTGGCATCCATCTGTGTACGACCTAATTCCTAGGGTAACCCCCGAGAATATAGCGGACACAGCTACAAAAATGGCCGACACTGTTGCGCTAATCATACGCAACTTTCGATAGCCTTTAACTAAAGGAGATACAAATGAGTATCCAATCTAGCTCCGTCCTTGTGGACGGTACCATCGCTGCTTCGGCTGGCACTGCAACCTCGCTTTTAACCCGCGGACGCAATCTTGATACGGTTGAAACTATATTAGATGATGGTTCAGAATTCCTGAACACATCTTTTATAGGTTTCAGCACCAAGAGTCCTAAGGTAAGCGTAAATGCTCCAAATGGGTATACACAAGTTCGCAATACTGTTAAAGTTTCGGTACCTTTGGTACTCGATAACGGTAACAATACTGTTAACACTGTGTCCGTGGTATTAGCTGTCGATGTTGAGACAACTGATACTGAGGTCGAGTCATTACTTGTAATGACTGCCCAGCTTCTAACAGATTCTGATTTCTCAGATTTCTGGAAGAAACAAAGCTTAGCCTAATGGATAATATCGAATTTTGTTTTCAACTTTATCAGTTGTTAATCGATTCGATTATCCAGGTTCTGCTTTATTGGAATCCAATGTCTTAATAACATGGATAGTTGCAACTTTTTCATAAATGGAGAACTCCGAATGAAAATTAGAAAGCCAAAGTCAAAAGCGAAGCTCTTTGACCCTGACTTAATCTCAACGAAGATTAACCAGGAATTAGAACGCGATTTCGAATCCTTTAAACAGATGTACAAAGGAAACGATCACATAATGCATGATGCATTCCGCCGACAAACGGATGAACTCTTAAAAAAGTTCTCCCGTTCTGACGTGGATAGTCGCAAACTTGAGAAGTTAACTTTCGAGAAATTTCTCGTTGTTAATGATCACATGCTTAACTACAATATTAAGAATACTCTTCTTAACATCGATGATAAGCCGTGCCTCAAGTCTGTTCCTCTCCACGACCAGATCCATAAACGAGCAAAGCGTCTTGCTAAGTTCGTTCTTGGAAATTTAGATGAAGATGAATTATTCCTAGAGTGTAGAAACTCTTCTGGATCGTCGATAGGGGTTCCTTTTACGGATACCTCTATTCAACGAAAATTCACCTTCCCTATGTCAGTGACAGAAAGTGTGAAACCGCTTTTTCAACGTTATCTGCGATTCGACTTCTTGTTGAATCGTGCTATTCAATCTATGAATAGCTCTTCTGTAACCACAGAAATGTATAACGTTGTAAACGGATCGCGTGCTACAACCGTCGATAAAACCTCGACATCTCGCCGCATGATATGTATCGAACCGACTTGTAATATGTTTTTACAACAAGGTCTGATGCGAGTCATGTATAAAAGGCTTGATGCCGTAGGTTTAGACGTAGCAACTCTACCGGAGCAACACAAGAAGTTAGCCAGGGAGTCCAGTATTACGTGCAGAAATGCAACGATAGACTGGTCCTCGGCCTCTGATTGTGTCTCCATTGAATTACTAAGGAGGATTCTTCCTCCTCGGTGGTTTTCATTGATTGACCAGTTAAGATGTAAGTCTACCACAGTTGATTCTGTGGAAACCTCACTTCATATGGTCTCTTCAATGGGTAATGCGGGAACTTTCCCGCTTGAGACGCTCGTCTTCTGGATTTATGCCATTGCAACACATCAGACCCTTAAATCTGATTCGCCTTCCAGTCTACCTGATTACAGGTTGTTTGGTAAGGCATCAGTTTTTGGGGATGATTGTATTGTAGACACTACCATATCTTCATTATATATCGAAGTTATGACCAGTGTTGGCTTCATAGTTAATAAGGAGAAATCCTTCTATGGTAGCCAGCAATTCAGAGAGTCCTGCGGAGGTGATTACCTCCAAGGATACGACAATAGGCCCTTCTTCCTGAAGAGCCCTGTGTCGACCAAAATCAGTTCCTTGGAACCGTGGTTGAATATAATAACTAATTCTCTTTTAAAGAAATACTTCATGTATTTCGGAGAGGTTAGTTATTTTTATTCTAAACGTGTCCTGAGTTACTTATTTGGGTTGTACAGACGTTACAAGATTAACATCAAACTTGTACCGTCCGATTTCCCCGATGATGCCGGTCTAAAGATGTCTCACGACATCCACAGACTTAAGCATCACTATCCTATGTCGCTAAATAGGATATCGAGAAGTCACCATGGAACTTACACTTTCAACTATTTAAGGTATCGTTACCCTAATAGTTATGAAGTGGACAATTTCGTAGGTTATGCAACAAAGCTTAAAAAGTTTGTTGCGTCGCCTAAGAAACCGTTCTATCGTGCCTCTCTCCGGAGAAATGGCAGCTACGTTGTAGCAAAAGGGATATCGTGCCATTGGCACGTACCTATCGTCAGATAGGGCTTTAGCGAGCTCCCTTCCTAAAAACACAAGCCGGTCTATCTCTTCCTGAGAAAAAACCAGTTCGTTACACAGAGA